TCGACAAGGCGGTGCAACGACTTGCGACAAAAGCTATGAATGGCGGAACGGCATACGGATTCTGGAATGCGGATCATCTTGAAATCATGGGCGTTTCAAACACGGACAAAGAACCTGCGTTTGCCCCGCTGTATGACGAGGAGAACGGCGCATTAAGAGCAGGCGTAAGGTATTGGCAGGTTGATTCGAACAAACCGCTGAGAGCAACACTTTTTGAAGAAGACGGATTTACGGAGTACATAAAACGAAAGGACGAAGAAATGTCCGTACTTCAGCAAAAGCGAGACTATATACAGATCGTTGAGCGTTCGGAAGCTTCAGGCATTGAAATATACAACGGTGGGAACTATCCCGGCTTCCCTGTTATCCCGATGTATAACGTCAATAAACAGTCAGAGCTTGTCGGCAACAAAGAAACGATTGACGCCTATGACCTTATGGCTTCAGCGCTTGTGAACAACGTCGATGATGGCAACCTGATTTATTGGGTGCTGAAAAACTGCGGCGGGATGGACGATATTGACGATGTGAAGTTTGTCGAACGGCTGAAGACCCTGCACGTAGCCCACGCAGACGGCGATGATGGATCGTCTATTGAGGCGCATACAATAGAAGCCCCGTTCACGGCGAACGAAACAGCCCTTGAAAGGCTCCGCTCGCAGTTGTTTGATGACTTTATGGCGCTGGATGTAAAAGCGATCGCAGGAGGCGCAACAACGGCAACGCAGATTGAGGCGGCATACGAACCGCTCAACGCAAAGGCGGATCTCTTTGAATATCAAGTCACGGAGTTTATAGATCAGCTTCTGTCTCTTCTTGGCATTGACGACGAACCGACATACACAAGAAGCATGATCGTCAATCAGCAGGAAACGATTCAGAACGTTTTGAGCGCGGCAAGCTATCTTTCTGAGGAATACGTCGCAAAGAAGATCCTTGAAGTGCTTGGGGATGGCGACAAAGCGGAAGATGTTCTTGCACAGCGAGTCGATGAAGATATGGGACGGTTAACGGAGGCAGAAGATGGATTCAGCGCACAAGAAGACGGACAAGAAATTAGCGGAGATGGAGAGGCATCTGTCTAACATCTACGAACGATCGAAGAAAGAGTTAGAAAAGAAGACGGCTGACTTTTGGAAAGCCTTTGAGCGCAAGGACAACGCAAAAAAGGCGAAGCTGAAGGCGGGCGAAATAACAGAGGAAGAGTATAAGCGGTGGCGAAAGAATCAGCTTATGAGCGGGAAACATTGGGACGAGATGGTGAAAACCGTTTCGAAGGAAATGCTGAACGCTGATAAGACTGCAATTGCCTACGTAAACGGGAAACTACCTGAAATATACGCGCTTAATTATAACGCTTTGGAAGACGCAACGAGCGGAATAAAGGGCTATTCGTTTGAACTTGTTGATGCTTCTACGGTTCGGAACCTTGCAACATCTGACAAGACAATCCTACCGTATAAAGAAGTTGACGGCAAGAAGGTTGAACGTTGGAATACACAGAAAGTCAACTCGGAGGTGTTGCAAGGAATTATACAAGGGGAAAGTACTCAGAAGATAGCGAAGCGGCTTGAAAACGTTGTCGGAATGGAGAAAAAAAGCGCACTCCGAAACGCACGGACAACGACTACAAGCGCAGAAAACAAAGGCCGAATGGACAGCTATCATGATGCGCAAAAACAAGGCATAATCCTTAAAAAAAGATGGATTTCCACGCATGACCCACGAACACGGGAAGAACATCTTGAGCTTGACGATCAAATCGTTGATGTAGATGAGCCGTTCCAGAATAGCCTTGGTGACATAATGTATCCGGGAGACCCGGACGCTGACCCCGCAAATGTGTATAACTGCCGTTGCACAATGGCTTCCTTCGTTGAAGGCTTTGTAAGCCCTAAGACGGGCGAAACAAAAGAACTTCTTACATGGGAAGAGATGCGGGAAGGGGGTGTTTATTGATGGCTGATGTAAATGTAACAGTAAACTCAAACGCCGACCTGTTTAAAAATGCACTACCAGAAGCGATAACTCAGGCTCTTGAAGCAATAGGACTTGTCGGAGAAACGCATGCAAAAGACGAGATAAGCGCAGTTGTATACGATACACCCGAACGTGGGTATATCCGCACAGGGCGGTTGAGAAACAGCTTGACGCACGCAAGGGACGACGACACAGCTTATATCGGGACAAACGTTGAATACGCCGCATATGTTGAGCTCGGCACATCAAAGATGGAGCCGAGGCCTTATTTGCGACCTGCGGTTCAAAACTATGTTGATGAATACAGAGAAATAGTGAAAAAAGCGTTGCAGGGTTGACAAGCCCTGCTTCGTTATGTTATAAAGAAAGTACCACGAAGAATTGTGGCACGACAAATCCGCCCGAAGAACTGGGACAAAGAAAAGGAAGGATTACAGATGGCACTTACGAGAAAGATGCTTGAGGCTCTTAACGTTGACGAAAAGGCGATTGAGCAGATTATCGAGGCACACACGGAAACTGTGAACGGTTTGAAGGAAAAGCTGAATGACCTGAAGGAAAAAGCAGAGAAATACGATGAGGCACAGAAAGAGCTTGAAACTCTTCAGAAAGGCGATTACAAAGCAAAGTACGAGAAGGAACATAAGGACTTTGAGGACTACAAGAAAGACGTAACCGCAAAGGAGACTAAAGCCGCAAAAGAAGCCGCTGTCAAGGCGTATTTTGAAAGCAAGAACATCACCGGGAAGAATCTTGAAATTGCCCTGCGTGGATCGCACGAAGAGGCCGAGGCTCTGGAGCTTGACGAAAGCGGAAAGATCAAGGACACGAAAGCCCTTGATGCACTCGTAAGCGGAACATTTGCTGGACTTGTTGTAAGTCAGCAGAAGAAGGGTGCAAACCCTGTAACACCGCCGTCTGGCGGACAGCCCGCCACTCTGACAAAAGCCGATATAATGAAGATTAAGGACACGACAGAACGTCAGAAAGCTTGGGCAACCTACATTACACAAGGAGAGAAAAACTAAAATGGCAGTTACCAATGTTGAAACCTTTACCAATCCCCGTGATTCCCTGCCGAACGTTTATACCAATATTACGGCTCGTGAAATGGACTTTGTAACCCGTTTTGGGCAGAACTGGGATGCCCTGCGTGAAGTGCTCGGCATTATGCGCCCCGTCCGCAAGGCCCCGGGAAGTCGGCTTGTTTCTTATACTGCATCTGTGACTCTTGAAGATGGCAATGTCAATCCCGGCAATGTTATCCCTTACAGCAAAGCAACGGTGAATCAGGCTTCTTATGCTGACCTTGATCTGCTTAAATACGCAAAGGCCGTTCCGATTGAAGATGTAAACAAATATGGTGCTCAGATCGCAGTACAGCGCACTGATGATGCATTCCTTAACGAGCTTCAGGGCGTTGTTATGGATAACTTCTATAACACGTTACTGACTAACTCGAGCGCTCTCGCTCCTACGGAAGACCCTCTCACGTTCCAGATGGCCGTGTCTCAGGCTATCGGACTTGTGCGTGACAAGTTTAAGAGAATGCATCGTTCCGTTACGGACATTGTTGTGTTTGTGAACACAATGGATGTGTACACATACCTCGGCGCGGCTGATATTTCTGTACAGAGCCAGTTCGGACTTGATTACGTAGAGAATTTCCTTGGCGCCCGTACTGTTATCCTGTCGAGCGAAGTTCCGTCCGGAACGGTAGTTGCAATCCCTTCCGAAAACATTGTCCTGTATTATGTTGACCCGGGTGATGGGGAGTTTGCACAGCTTGGCCTGAACTACACCGTTGAAGGCGAGACGAACCTTATCGGTTTCCACGCAAACGGCAATTACAGCACTGCTGTTGGTGAATCCTTTGCAATCATGGGCATGACACTGTGGATGGAATACGCTGACGGCGAGGCGATTGTCGAATTTGGCGAAGAAACACCGTAATAGGAGGTGTTTATGCCTACCAGAAAAGAACTGATTGCGAGTGGGGCGGAGGTAACTCCGCTCACTCGTGAAGAATATTTCTTGAAGGGCGAGGATATTACACCGCTGAACTTAAAAGAAAAAATCATCAAAGAAGCTATTAAGAATGGTAAGCCAAAAACATCGGAACCAGAACTGCAGTGATAGGGGAATAAATGTTAACCGAACTTTGCGCAGAAATCAGAAATTACTTCTTAACTCATAGAGAAGAAGACATCCATTCTGGGACGTTCACTATTTCTGGAGAAACGATCAGCCTTGACTTCTTGCTTGATGGGCAGTATTTCCGTATTGTCGGTTCGGCGCTAAATGATGGTGTGTATAAGTACCCTGCTACCGAACTTAAAGACGAAACGTTCAAAGGCTCTATCTGGGCAATGTCCGTTCCGCCTTCGGTTGTGGCTCTTGCTACAGAAATCGAGGACTGGGTCGCATCTAATGCTAACGTATTAGCAAGCCCGTACACTTCTGAAAGCTTCGGCGGATATTCTTACAGCAAGGGTACGAGTGCAAACGGAAGCGCAGGGTACAGTTGGCAGGATCAGTTTGCTACACGGCTGAATGCGTACAGGAGGATATCGGTGTTATGAGCCTATTATCTGAAGCAATGGGAGCTTGCGTTCTTCTAAACAAGCAAACGGCATCTGACGGCTACGGCGGGTACATCACAACATGGGTTGATGGGGCAGAGTTTCAAGCGGCAATCACGTTTGATACTTCAATAGAAGCCCGTGTTGCAGATAAACAGGGTGTTTCCTCCTTATATACAGTTACTACTTCGCGTGCCTTAACTCTGGAATATCATGATGTATTCCGCCGTTTATCAGATGGCAAAGTGTTCCGTGTTACTTCCGATGGGGATGATAAGTACACACCTAAAAGCGCAACGCTTGATATGCGGC